CGCTCCAGTTGCAGATTGATTTTTATCAAAAGGATTTGTAACGCCATATTGTTTTGCAGTATCAGGCATAAATTGAAATGCCCCCATTGCACAACTTTTGGGATTAACAGCATTTGGATTGCCATGTGATTCAATTTGCATTATTTTGCTTAACATTCCAGCAGGTAATCCATATTGTTTTTCTAAATCCGCAAATGACAAAGTAGAAGTGACATTTTCCCAATGACCGCCACTTCCTCTAGTTTTACCACCTACCCATTTCTTTGTAGGATGATTGCCATTAGGATTATCTTGTAATGCCCACTCAGAACCTTTCCCTGTTTTACGTGCTTGTATATGCCACATTTTCCCAGTAACAGGGTCGATTTCCCCTTCTTTGTGTTTACCATTGCCGCCAAATTTATTAAGCGCAACCGCCATTAATGCAACTGCGGCAGGTATGGCTAATATAATACCTAGAACACCACTTAATGACACTCCGATAACTTCTAATGATGTTACTATCAATCCACTTGCGGCTGAAAAGACAATTCCTAATGTTTTTATAATTCCACTTAAAGCAAGCAATCCACCAGTAGCGGCAATTGCTTTAGTTCCAATGCCATTAACAGAATTATCCCAATCTGAGAATTTTTCAATGTTAGTAGTTAAATAACTAGATAGATTATTTAATGAAGGCAATAATCTATCTAATCCTTCGTTTTTTAACCCAGTTAATGATTGAATTAATTTCGCAGTTTTTTCTTGAAATATTTTAGAATTTTCGCTTAATGAAGGAGTAAGATGATTTAATTTAACATATTCATCAAATAATTTTTGTAATGCTGGACCACCAGCCAATAGCATATTATAGCCATCTGTATCAAAGCCCAATAAGTCAGCAATGTTTTTGGTTTCTTGTATTGTATGTGCTGATTTAAACTCTTTTAAAGCATTTGAGATTTTAACTATATTTGTGGCATCTTTATCTTCTAAACGTAAATAGCCTAACCCTAATTTTACGTTTTCACCACCCATGCCCATTGAAAATTTAGCAATACTACTTTCTATATTTTGAAATGTTGATTGTAAGGAAGCCGCACTACCACCAAATCCTTCAGCAACTCCACCCCATGCTTGGAGTTTTGCGGCTGAAATTCCTAATAGATTAGATTGACGGCTTAATGAAGCGTTAGAAGCTGTGACTGTTGTTACAAATTCCTTCATCCCAGCTAAGCCTAAAAAAGCCCCACCGAATGAAATTAAAGCATCACGAGATTTTTCGAAACCTAGAGCTGTTTCTTTTGAACTGCGTTGAGTATTCTTTGAAGTTTTCTGATTGGCTTCATCAAATTTCCGTAATTCATCTATGGATTTTTTTTGCGCTTTATCGAATTTAGATGAGTCAAGCCCTAATTCTATTAGTAAACTGTCGATAATTGTAGCCAAAATATATCCTTTTTATTTAGTCTGGCTCATTAAATAAGCGTTGTGTCTATCTACGGCATTTATTTCTAACAATATCCACATATCCTCAACACCATAAATAGTGTCGAGTTCATGTAGTGTAGCTAATTTAGAAGATACAACAGTTGCTATCGCTTGCGTTGTGGCTTGATACTCAATGAGCTTTCTTGCATTGTTTCCTGTGCTTCTGATTCCGAAGTCGATTTGCTTTCGTTTAAAAAAAAATCCATGTGTAAATTCCATGTAGCTTTTCTTAATTGTAAGCGAGTTCCAACTTCTTCAATATCTTCTTCGACTAATTTACGTTTAATATTAGCTGAAGGAATAATTTGAACGCAATTCATCATTTCATCTAAAAGCGGTTTTGCCGCATCAAATGGAATCTTGAGTAAATTCATATATCCTATTGCCATTAAACCTGACATACCCTGAGAAGCTAAACCTTCAGGTATCTCAATGCCAGCATTGCCGACAGCTAAGATAACCTGAATAGCCCAGTTTTCAGCCTGAGAAGCTGGCATTTCTGTAATTAAAAACTGTTTACCTAAATCTCTACCAGTTTCAGCTACGAATGTCGTTTCTTTTCTAGCCATTTATTTTATACTCCAGTTTGTGAACTTGTAATTGTTTGCCAAGTGATTTCATATACTACTGGTTGCAAAGTCTTTTTAACGGCAGGAAATGGAGTTGCCGCAGTTAAATAGCCATTAACAAGGGCATAAGATATTCCTGTAGATGGTAAAATAATTGTACCATTAGCTACAAATACATCTACAGAAGCATCTTGGTTAGAACGCCAATTATCAAATACTTCAACACTAGGACTATCAGCTTGAAGATGAATGGTCATTTTATATGGAATCCACACTTTACCACCTGAAAGACTACCATCAACACCCATTAAAACTTCTGATTGTTGAACAGACTCACTTTCAAAGGCGTCATCAACGGCATAGCCTTGAATGTTAGCTGGACCATATAGCCCATCTATGACGAGTGTTAATACTGAATTTGCTGAGGTTATTGTTGCCATGATTTATCCCTTATTGAATAACGATAGATGCAAGAGTAATTCGTTGTACGCTTTCACCATCTTGATAATACAAAGTAATAGGTGGAGATTGACGAGCCGCACGAGTTACAGCAGTTGCTGGTGAAATTTGCAATACATAACCTTGAGAAGCAATTACTGGAGCGGCGTTATAACCTAAAGCATATTGAACTTCAGCCGCTTGAGCCGCAGATAATTGAATACCTTTACGAATTGCACCGAAATTAATTGCCGCATTGATTGGGTCTAAACAAGCCGCATTGATTAATGAATAACCTTGCGTATTGTATGGAATAGAACCAACTTGTTGAAGCAATGTGACTAATGCTAATTGTAAATTAGCATTTAACCAAATTTGATTCAAGTAAGTATCAGCCCATAACCATTTGCCTGAAACAGAACCCGGTGTAAACCAAGAAGCGTTATTAGCAGGATTATTAGAACCATAAGCACCGTAGCAATTATAACCATTAGCAACTACACCAGCATAATTTGAAGCAGTTGTTACTGAAGCTACTAAACCTGACTGCTCTTTAAAGTCTAATGTTGCACGACCATTCAAGCGAGTAAAGTCTAATGAAGCCGCAAAACCAGCCGCAAATGCTGAAAGTGTATTGTTGCCGTAAATTGGCAATGTACCAACAACTTGACCAACTTGTAACCAATCACCAAAGGTGTTAGTAGAAGCAGAATTTAATACGTTAATATCAGAATCTTGGCAGATATACAAATAACGAGGTGAAACAGAATTAGACCAAGTAGCAAATGCTTCTTTTTCAGCAATGACTGATTCCCATACTGTGAAGAATGTAGCCCAGTTTTGATTTTGGTTAATAATGCTATTCATGTAAGTAGCTGGAACTGCCGCCGCTTGACCTTGCGATAATACTGCACCTGTAGCTTGCGTTAGCATTAAGCCTGTTGCCATAGCACCAGTTGTTGCAAAACTAACCGTAGCCGCTGTTCCTGTAAGTGTAGTAGTGAATATAAATGCACTTGGTACAGAATCATAAGTAACTGTAAATGGTGGTGAAGTAAATGCCGCTTGAATAACTGTTGCCGCTTGGCTGAAACTTGTAACTGCGGCTAAACTGATTGAACCTGAAGTGATAAGAGTGCCATTAATGGTAAAAGCTAAAGTACCAGTACCTAGAGCTTGCAATTGACCTAAAGTCATTGAAGATAAGTTGCCACCACGAACCCATGCCGCTGTTGCTGTTTCTGCATAGTTAGCAATAAATAAAGCACCCGGCAATTGAGTACCAATGCTATAACCATTAAAATAAATTGTAGCTAATGACGCTTCTGTAGAAGTTGCGCCAAAATAAGTTGATACATCATTGGCAGTTGCAAATTGTAAAATTGTTCCAGCAGGAGCATAGGCATTTTGTGTGAGCATCAATCCGTTTAAATCAACGGCAATACCACCAGCAGACAAAACTGACGGAACTACATTTACTACTTGTGAAAAAGGAATAGTACTCATAAAAATCTCCTATGGTTGAAATGTTTGGTCTATTGGTGCTAGACCCACTACAACATCTAACATTGATTGTTGAGATGTGGTTAATGTTGGATTATATTGCAAATTACCTTCTAACTTCCATCTTTGCTCATATTGCTGTTCTCCATCAATTAAAGGCAATTGAACTGGGTCATCAGCATATAAAGGCTGAATATTTGCAGGAAATAAATCCGTTGCATATTCATCACGAAATAAAGCCTGAGTTTCCATAGCCCATATTTGTGATAATGGACCATAAAAATCAAGCTGAACAACATATCTTGTTGGAGTCAAAATAGATTTTTGCTGTAATGCAGAATTATAAGTATCTACATTAAAAGATAATCTATTCATTCCAGTATTATTCATAGCAACAAATCCACCTTTCGGCATTGCAACCAAATTATCTTGAGCTTGTACTACTTCAGTTCCAATAGGTAAAAAAGTCCTAAAGAAAACTACTAGAGCTTTAAAAATATCTTGGTCAATAATATCAATGGTAACTGCCATAATTAATCCTGTTGTAATGTCACTATAACATGACACCAATCGCTCCAAGTTTCTACAACTTGTGTAATTAGCCAATTACGATTACTTCCATTAGGTATTTCAGGAAATATTAAAATATCTCCACCAATGTTATCAGCACGAACAACACCAGCCGCATTACCATACATATAAACTGAACGCATTACGCCAGTTATATTCAAGCCATCAGTATGCTGTAAATCTGTCGTGCTTAGAGCTTGTATTTGCGCTCTAACGGATAATGTTAAAGTTGTAGGAGTTCTTTTACCTGCACTATCAGTAATATAGCCTGTAGATTGAATCCAATTAATTAAAATATTTGGATTAGTAAGTTGAGTGTAACCATTAACTAATGAGCGTAATTTCATCATTAACCTTTAGCTATAAACTCTGAGCCTTCTTTAGCTACGCTATTTTGTAGATATGCCAGCATAACACCTGTATCAACTAATGGCTTTGTAGAACCATTCCCACGTTCACGCCTTAATGCTAATGTCATTGGAGCTAAAGCAGGTGAATAGATAGTAGCTATTTTTGCTTTCATATCTGCGGCGGCTAATATACCAACTGCATTTAATACATCAAAAGCATTATTCTTACCAGCTACTACTGAAGCTACGCCTTTACTTAATATGGCTACCCATTCATCTTTATTTTCTTTGATAGTAGGGCGCATAAATGGTCTAGGCGGAATTTTCTTAGCAGGTGCGCCAAATTCATTTTGTGCGGCAACTGAAGCAATTGGAGTACCATCTTCATATTGACCACCTGACGGAAATCCTACTTGAGCAACTAAGCCTTTAAATTCTTTAGGCGCACGTTCTAGTGTGGCTTTAATCTTATCAAGATTTAAGGCGGTCAAAATATACCACCAGCTTTTCTAAAAGCTGAATTTTCAGGGCTACCACCAATATATAGTCCTACGTTTGCTACAGCACGTAATAGCGCACGTAATTGACTGCCATATGGGGTAGTAGCCAACCACCAACCAAAAGAGGTCTTAACAGGTGGTGGAGTAAGTGAAACATTAACAGTACCTTCAGCAGTACCTTGAACAACTACTGTTGGTATGCCAGCAGTAATCATTGTGAATGATTGAGCTAAATGAGCGCACATTAAATCTAACGCTAATTGAAGCTGTTTTGTTTTAAAATTATATGGATAATTATTATCAGGATTTATATATGATGTTCCCATAGTCCACCACCCATCAAGTTGCGCTGTTGGATAATCAGTCACATCAGCAAAAGCTGGAAACTGTAATCTAAAGTTAGCATCATTGTAGGCAGGAACTAGAGAAGTCATAATTAGCTCTTAATTAAGTTTAGGTGCATCTTCATCTTTGGCATAATCTGATGCTGTCAAAGGTGCAGATTTATCTTTTAAATTCATATCAGGAACTACTTTTTCTACTGCTGTTGTTTTCGTGCGAACAGATAAAAAGCCATCTTTTTCATGTTTCAGGAAAACTGGATTCTTTTTTAATGCTTCGTAATCAGCATCGTCAATTTCGGTTGCAACACCAATTGGCGTGATTAAACGGTCATTAGCAACGCCTGTACCACCTTTAATAAGAACACCTACATCTTTGATAGGCATATCGTTGCCGCCTTGTAACCAGTTTTGATAAAGCTGGTCATTAGCTAGGGTAGAAAATACATGGACTTTAGCCATTTTTAAAACTCCTTGAGTGAATAGAGAGCGAGGTTTCCCTCGCCCTTCTATCTTACATCATATAAAAAATACAATCTATTAAACTATATTTTTAGATGCCGCTATAACGTACAACGGCATAAGGTCGTTTTAACATGACCCCTGCTGTGGCATTGGAGTAGTCTTCTACATACGCTTTAGCTTGTTTCTCAACGCCTAATGCTTGAAACTTAGCAGGAACAACTTGTACCCATGTACGGCTGTCATCACTTGCACCATCTTCTACTGATTCAGCATAAAGATAGAACACGTTAGCACCACCATTAGCATAGTTCAATTGAGGAGCAGAAATTACACGCAATTTTGCGTAAGTTTTGTTCAACCAATCACGTACTGAAATACCAAAGTCAGAAGTTACTGACAAGTATTGGTAAGCATCAGTAGGCAACGCTAATGTAAGCTCTGCATCTTCAGGATTAATAGTATCTTGAGATTGAGTTTGCAATTGAGCCGCCGCAACACGAATGTCAGCTACGATTTGCAAGAATGATTTGTTAGCCCATAAAGTTGAGCTACCTGTACCAGTAGCCGCTACAGTAACGTAAGCAGGTAATGATGGGTCATTCAAGAAACCATAAGTTAGATTGTTACCACCATTGTAGCCATTGAAACCGATAAGGTTACGTTGGATTTCCAATGATAGAGCCGCAGAAGCACGTTTTTCAGCAGAAGTGCTGATACGAATACGAGCCGCACGAGCTTCTTCTAATGAACCAACTTTGATACCTTTTTCGAAACGAATAACAGTACGGCGTACAAAGTTAGTGTTCCATGAAGCTAAAGGTACATTAGTATAATCGCCGTATGGTAACGCATTACCAATTGGCTCTAAGATACCTTGTACGATTTCTTCATCTTCCCATGAACCTGTTGTAGTAATACCAACTAAGTCATCGATTTTACGAGCGGCTGTAATTACTTTAACAAAGCCCGGTAACCAATTTTGTAGGAACTGAACTGGAGTAGTCATTGATGGGCTAGTAACATCAGCTTGATTGCCGCTATCCATTGCCCAGTTAGCCATAGTTTTCACTTGGCGGTCAGTAAAATTAATACCAATTTGACTTAAAGCTGAAAAATCAGCTACGTCTTTGGCATCCATTGTTACCGCACCCACGTTACGTGGACCGATATAACTTTTTTCTAGCGATTTCATAATTTATATCCTTAGTCAGTAATACGGATAGCTGTTAAACCAGTTGCAGTTTGTGGATAATTCCACACTACGCAATTTGGAATTAACGCATTACCAGTAGTTGCAGAAGCACCCGGTGCTACAGTTGAAAGAACGCCAGTAGTGGTGTTGTATTGAACCAAGTCACCAATATTACACGCACCAACAACAGTAACGCAGATAGTACCCATTGTTAAGAACTCACCTTGATTGTAAGCAGGTAAGAACAATGTAGGGTCAAGTGGATTGCCACCAACAGCACCGTAAGAAGCATATACTTTAGGATTAACTAAAATACCAGCGAATAAAACGCCTGTACCAACAACGCCCCCTTGTGAAGCTACGTTAGTAGTATTAGATTTAGTAAAAGCTAAACCAATAGTACCCCCATTTACATCTAGTGCCAATGAATCGACACGTTGTGGACCATCTACAATTAACTCGCCCGGAATACCAAAGCCAAGATTAACATTGACGGTAGCTTGAAAACTAGCAGTAGTCATGATTATTTACCTTTTTCTAAGAATCGTTGAACAAAATTACCTTTGCGGAAACTAACAGCATTATCCATACCGTGAGCTACGCTAGATGCGCCTTTACCTTCGAGATAAGCACCCAAGAATGTTACACGAGCATCTTTAGGAGCATCTAAACCAAGTTTCTTAATACCATACTTAGCCATCGTGTTTAAATCCATTTCAGCGTGGTCAAATGCGCCGATATGTTTTGATAGTTTGTCATATAGTTTTGTTTTATCAGCTAAGTCTTTATGAACTCGTTTGATAATAGCCGCCGCATCCATACCAGCACCACGTTCACCTTCTTTTGGTTCTGATTTAGCTCCGCCTTGAACGATTGGGTCAGATTCTTCATCTTTAACTTCGCCCGGTTTGTCTTCATCACCGTCAGGTTTTTCCATATCTTCATCATCAGCAACCGCTTCTTCTTCGCCGCCGCCTTTGTGCATTTCTAATAATTCTTGAATTTTTGCCAATTTCGGCATCACATCTTTAACGAATGAATGAACATCCTCTAAAGACATAGCAGGTTTCTCGCCACCTACTTCTTTATTTTCTTCAGCCATGAAAAGCTCCTTGTTATCTACTGTAAAAGTGAAATGGTCTAAAACTGCTACATCCGAACCCATGCGACCTTTCTCGACTAAGGCTAGATGATTGCCACGAATTTCACGTTGTATGTAATCATACGCTTCGCCATTGAAACTTGCAGGAGCATATTCATATTTACAACGATAACCGCAGGACAATTCTTTTTTACCGTTAGCAATGAGATTAGTCATTGCTTCGGAAAATACTTTAATATTACCTTTTAAATACTCGCCATCAAAGAAAACATCTTCTCCGATTACACCTTGAATTCCTTTGTCTTCAGCAGGAGTTAAACCTTCATCCTCACTACCTAACATTACATGATTATCAATCCAGGGTAATAATTTAAATGAATCAATACAATCTTCTGTTGATAATTCTTCGGCTGGTCTGTAAACATTATAAATTCTGTCAGCATCACAATCAGGTGAAATTGAACGACCTGAATATGGAAATACACCTACTTTGGATAATGGGTTATCTTTAACTTCAAACCATCCATTTGTATCATATTCTCTTTTATCCATTGCACTAGCGTGCGATTCAGCTTTTTCCGCAATTTCTTCCGCATCTTTCGAAACTTTGTGAAATATTGGGTCAGGTGCATTTTCTATGGTTGCCCATACAAAAGCATCATGCTCCTCATTTAAATCAGGTGTAAACTCGCCATCATTACACCCGAATAGATTTACTTTACCTTCATCATAGATAAGATGTAATCCCGTTGCTGGAACGTGTCCACATTCTTCACGAGATTCACGAATAGCACCTTCTATCGGGGATTCGCCTTCTTCTACATGACCACCGGGGAAATCCCATGAATTATCTTTAGTTCTACGCATCCATAATATCTTGTCATCATTTGTATAGACAATAAAAGCGACGATTTTAGAATCAGGTTCTTCAGTTAAATCTCTTTCATGGTCATTGTCTGCATCATCAGCAACATGAGATTTTCTAGCATTTTGATATGCAATAGCAACAGCTTGGTCACGTTTATGACCAGCTTTAATCAATTCAGCTACATTAGCTGAAATAACTTCTTTGCTTGAACCTGATTGAAGTGGCATTAAATTACCCTACCTTGTTGGAATGGTATGTTTGTTACATTAAGTAAAACTGTTGATTCTCTAGTATTACCTTCAGAAGTTACAAATATTGGTCTGATGGTATAAATTTGGTTTATTGCACCTGTAGGAATTGTACCAGCAGAAATGTGAACTGAAATTACTTTCCCAATATCGGCAGTAACTCCGTCAGGGAATACAACAGGTACAGAATTAATTGCTGGACTTTGAAATACTAATCCTGTTTGGTCTGATGTAATAGAAGTGATTGATGTAATAACTTCTAAAGTATCAAGGATATGCGTACAATCAATATTATATGCAATAATTTCTGTCGTTCTTTTTTCTAAGATGTAATTATTCATTTACTTTCCAATAATCTGCTCTAGGTAAAACATCCCAATAATTATTACGTTGTTCTACTTGCCAATTTGTTGCTCGTGGTAAAACGTGCCACACTACTTCTGAGCTTTGGAATATTGGAGCGCAAAAGTAAACATCTACTGCATCACCTTGTTCAGCAACGACAACTATGACATAAGTTGTTGCGCTAGTCGAATCTTGTGCTTCAACCGCTTCTTGAATTGAAACTGAAGCGGTCATTATTACATTAACAATATCAGTACTTAATTCAGATTCTACTACATTTACTGCCGCAACCATTTTTTCTGATTGTGTATCAATTGCATTGCCTGATTCTTGCTGATGCACATAAGCGGTCATTTGCTCTATAACAGTATCAGAAGCCGTACCTGATTCAATAATTGCTAATAATGCCGCCATCGTTTCTGATTGGCTATTTTGAGCATTACCTATTTCATTTACTACTATATAAGCAGTTAAGTTTTGTGATACCACATCAACTGCATTACCAATTTCAGCAATATTAGCTTGGGCAGTCATATTTTCTGACTGTACCGATTGAGCATTACCACTTTCATTTATTATAACGCCAGCACTCATAGATTCAGATTGTGTATCTTGAGCATTACCTGATTCTATTATTGTAACTGCATCTATCGCATTTTCAGATTGCGTTGATTGTGCATTACCACTTTCATTTATCGTAACAGCATCAACAGCATTTTCGCTTACAACATCAATCATATTTCCTAATTCTACTATGCTTACAGGTGCAGTCATTAATTCTGATATTACATCTTGAGCATTTCCAGCTTCATTTATTGAAGTTGGTGAACTCATTGTTTCAGATTGCGTATCTACTGCGTTTCCAGTTTCCGTAATAGTGATTGCATCTACAGAATTTTCGCTAACAGTATCATTTGCGCTTCCAGCTTCGACAATAGTTGCTGAAGCTGTCATGTTTTCACTAATAGCATCTTGAGCGTTACCAGTTTCAGATTGTGTAACTGGTGCTGACATTGTTTCGCTAACTATATCTACTGCATTGCCATTTTCTGCTATAGCAACACCAGCCGACATCGTTTCTGATTGACTATCAGTTAAATTTACATTTTCATTTATCGTAACAGCATCTACCGAATTTTCAGCAACTACATCTACAGCATTTCCAGTTTCAGCTATCGTAACAGGTGCGTTCATAATTTCTGAAACAACATCTACGGCATTACCAGCTTCAGAAATTAAAATTGGAGCTGACATTGTTTCTGATACTATATCTATCGCATTTCCAATTTCAGTTATATTTGCCGCATCAATTGAAACAACTGAAATTACTTCTATTGCGATTCCACTTTCTGATATTGTTACTAAAAACGTAACTATACCTACACTATTATTTCCTGATATTGATTTAACTGAAAAAGGTTGAAAGCCAAACATTTATTTATTCCATTTTCTTGGAGTTATATGAGTAGTAAGCATTAATCTACTAAATCCTGCATGAGCTTTCCAACCAATGTTAATACGGATAAACCACTTGGCAGTAAAGAACCATTGCGCCCTAAAGTTAAACGCATTGCCCCAGTCTGTATACTCCCAGTTATCAACCCCAGTATCCCACTTAGTGATAGAGCCAATAACTACTTCTTTCTGTGCAGGGTTGATGCCAAATAAATATTGACCAAAGCCATAAGCAGGGTTACGCACTAACCAAAACATACGATATAGATAAGGGCTAGTTGTAGTGAAGTATCCACCGAAATGACCTTCATCTAATGGTGCATCAAAAGTTTGAAACCAACGCAAAGGTTTAATCAGCCACTCTCTACCATTTATTACTGTTACAAAAATAGGTAAGGCTAGGATAGGTGACAAAAACCAAGTAGCCAAAGTTAAGGCTACAGAGAATGGATAGCAGAGAAGCCATCTAAGGTATTTCATAGTGCTTGTATCTTAGCGGTTAAGGCTTTTAATTCTTCTAATGTAGCTACTGTATCTACTAACTTAGTAATATCTCTTAGTCTATTCTTCTCAGCAACAATGGCTGTAGTGTCTGCACTTGTTTCAGTAGCTCGTGAGTAGGCAATGTCTTGTACTAGCATTAGTGGTGTACGTTCTATGCGTAATCGGTCTTTAGTAAGTAGTTTAGCTTTATCTAAATTGACCACTACTTTACCATCTACTAATTCCCATGCGTTAAAGAAATCATTATGTTCTTCTGGTAGTTCTGAGCTATCAACAATAATTGCATGGTCAGGACAGTCTTTAGCTAATACTTCTTCTATGCTAATTTCACCTGTTGGATAAGTAACTGAAACATTGCCATTATCGTTTGTATGTATAATTACTTGCATTATTTATCCTATCTGAAAAATGAAAGTGATACATTTGCCATATCTTGAAGCCCAGCCAAAGATGAATTACCTGTAAAAATAGATACTGAACTTGATGTTTTGTTGCTTGGAAGTTGTCCCCATGAACCGCCACCAGTAACGGATAAATTTACAAGCGACGCTGTCCAATTATTTGCGTACGCTGGGGATGGACCACCAACAATACAGTAATTACCATCAGCCATAGCTGTTGTAAAGTTTATTGTATAATTACCTGTCGCATTTCTAACCACAGAACTAATATTGAATGAGGCATATATTGTTATTGTTGTAATTCCATTAAAATTCACCCAAGCCCTACATACTCCACTTGCTGTTACCCCAGTACCGCCATTAGCTTGAGCAACAATACCTGTTACGTTTGCAGCATTGCCCCCGATTGACAGGCTTGAGGCAGTACCTGTTAGACCTGTTCCTGCTCCCGTATATGATGTAGCTGTAATTGCACCACTAACGGCTACCGCGCCACCCATATTAATGAGAGATGAAGCGCGTTGCCACGATATTATTGAACCTCCGCTTCCTGAATATAACCCCCAAGCCGATGCGTTATTATATAAATACGCTGAATTTTGCCCATTACAAGCTACGCCAATATCATTTTCTACGCCAACTCCGATACCAGCAGTAAAAAAATTATTTCCACTTGCGTTTGCCGCATTAGTAGCTGTTGCCGCATTACCTGTTGTATTTTGGTTTAGTGTTGGGAACGTACAGTTTGTTAAAGTACCACTTGAAGGAGTACCTAATGCGCCACCAACTGTTACATATGAACCCGCTGCTTGCTTACCATTGAAAGTGTTCCAATCGGTAGAAGTTAAATACCCACTTGTTGATGTGGTTGCTTGAACCATATTAGTTGCAACTAAAGGCGTGCTAAATGACCATGTTCCATTTGCCGCAACTGTTGTGCTAAAGGTTGAACCAATAGCCATTGTGGTTGTAGAACCAGTTAAACCGCCTGTTCCAATGTTTACAGTTTTAGTAGAACCTGATGCTGTAGCACCATTACTAATGTTAATTGTTTGGCTTACGGTAGATTGACCAACAGTAATAGTGCCTGTATCTGAAGTTGTGCCAATCGTTACTGCGCCTGTCAATGATGGTGCGGCACTTAATACTACTGAACCTGAACCTGTTGAAGTTGTTACCCCTGTACCGCCATTAGCTACAGGCAATGTTCCAATCAATGACAATACTTGAGCGGTTGTAGCAACTGTATGAGCGGATGTTCCATTACCATACAAAATACCAGTTAGAGTTCCTGCTTCACCAGTTCCACCGTTTGCGGCATTTAAAACACCTGCAACAGTAATCGCACCAGTAGTAGCTGTGCTAGGTGTAAGTCCAGTTGTGCCTGCTGAGAAGCTTAATACACCAGTATTGGCAATCGCTGCCCAAGAGGGAGCAACCCCTATACCCCCAGATGTTAGTACTTGACCTGATGTACCGGGATTATTAGATGCCAGCACTGCTGTAGAAGCGGTATAGTCACAGAACACATTCTGTGTACCGGTAGAGAAGTTAACTGGAGTAGTTGCACTTCCTGCTATTGGGGTTGTACGAGTTAAAACGCTGCCTGTAGAAGCATATGTACCTACCCCAACTTCCCAATTAGCTCCAGATTGATCAGCTATTGTGTAATATGTAGTATTGCCATTACCAATCCCTGATAAAAAAGATTGATACCCCGTAACAGCACCCAACAAACTAACAGCACCTACACCTGGCGATGTGGCGGTTTCAAGT